AAGGCCTGGGTTCGTGAAGTTTCCCCAAATGAACTTATTCTTCGGCAAATTGGTTTAGTCGCCGTTGGTGCTAAAAAATTAGTTGTTAAAAATAATGATGTCGCACTTTTCAGACTTGCAAATAGAGTAGTCATCAATGATGTTGACTATTATGTATATAATGACGCAGTTGGTAAAAAATTTCAGATTCAAGAGTTGGACGAGAACTATTCCGAAGTAACAGTTTTCAAAAAGGATGTATAATGATTACTGCCGTATTTTCAAGAAAAGGTTCTCCTATTCCAACGGTGATTAAGCAAGAGTTGGGTAAGTTAAGTGAAGAACATACCAAACTTTTGGCAGACGAGCATAAGAAAGAATTAGATAAAGCTATTGAAGCAACAAGAGAAAGAGTTACCAAACCAACAGGAAATCATTTAGCAGACCAGATACAAGTTGAAAAGATTGCTGAAGGTTATGGTGTTGGAAATATAGAAAC